ACTTTTCTTGAACCACAAGATATAAATAAAATACTAACTAAAATATAAATCAGCTTCTTCATTTCTTCTATTTGTTAAACCATTAATAACTTTTCCACCAGCTTTATTCCATCTTAAAAATTCATCTTTAATAGTCAAATCATCAGGGTTTCTATTTACTTTTTTTAACAAAGTACTTGAACTAAAATTACCAGTTCCAACATTATAAGCAAAACTAACTAAAGCATTAAACTGATTTTGATTTATATTTGAAGTAACTAATGTATCTACTCTTTTTGCAAATCTATTAGCTAATTCTTTAAACATATCAAATGCTTCTTGTTTAGTAATATCTTTGTCTAATAGTGTTACTTTTTTACCATCAGTATAATATGTATTTCCATACCCTATTGTTGGTATTTTAGCACTACACAAATATGGTTTTAATTTTAATCCTTCGTGTTTAGTTATAAATAAATAACCTTTATTATCTAATATCATCTGTTTGTTTTTTTATAGCTTTCAAATTGCTTTTTTAATGCTTCGTGGTCTTTTTCTAACTGCAAATATTTACCTTCTAATTCATTAAATTTATCCTTCCAATATTTACTTGCTTCTACTTCTTTTGCATAAGCTAAATATAAATCATTAAACTGCTTTTGTAAACTTCTAACATCGTTTCTTAAATCTGCAATATCTTTAGTTTGTTCAACATTACAAGCTCTTAATTCATCTCTATCAGTTTTTAAATCTTCAACTAAAGCATCATATATGTTTTGTACTTTAGTTAAAAAGTCACCATTGCTGTTTTTTATTTCAACCTTTTTAGCTTGTTTACCACCAAAAACCCAAGCAATAGGAATTGATATTGTACTAACTATTGCAACCCAATTTTCTAAAAACCAAATCATTTTTTTTAATTATATATTATAACTTGCTATTTGTCCACCTGTTGTTGCTACTGTTGCAACGTTTTGTAATCTGTCTCCAATACTATCAGCAGTAAATCCACTTGCAATTAAATAGTTCCAAAAGTCTGCCGGTGTCATTAATAATGTTCCAGTTGTGTTATCTACTAAAACTCCACTCAATACATTTGCAGCAGTTGGCACTCTTAAAGTTCCAGTTAATTCACTTGATGCACCATAAGTAGTGCCAAATCTTACATTGCTTGTTGCTGGATTACCTAAAGCTACTCCAGCAGCGTATAAAGTTCTATTGCCACCCATACTTATTTGAAATAACCAACTTGATGTATTTGTGTCAATAGTAACTCTCGGTGCTACAATAGCCATATTATTTGTAGAATTAACTACGTTTCCACTTACTTTTACATAAGGACCAGATGAAAATGTCCCTGTTATAGCATATATAGCTGGGGCTGTACTACTCGCAGTTATTATTCCTGTTACTGAAATTGTAGCTGCTGTTGTAGCATTATTAATAGTTGGATTACCACCATTTGCTGTAACGTTACCGATTATTGTTAATGCAGTAGAATTCGGCAAATTTATAGCAGCTGCTGTATTACTTGATACATTTCCAGTAATATTAATAGTTGCACCAACAGTTGTGATTATTGTTGAATGACTATTAGTTGTAGAGCCTCCCCCTGTTACATTTCCAGTTATATTAACAGTTCCTGCTCCTGTAATATATATTGTATTATTTTGCCCTGTTGTTCCTGTACTTGTTGATGAAACATCTCCAACAATATTAATAGTTCCTGTAGATGTTAATGCTATTAAATTTCTAATTGTAAATGCTGGACCATCAAGATTATAATTACCATTTAAATTTAATGTTCCTGTGTTTGAATTTCTAATTGCAGGCCCACTACCTGATAATAGTGTCAAAACAGAGCCATTAAAAGTAGCAGTATTTGGGCTTGCTAAAGTCATTTCTAAAACAGGAGTTACAGAAGGTACGAACATAGATTGTGTAGCAGTACAAGTTAAATTACCACCATTTGCATATCTAAATTGACCACCAGCTGCAATAACTGGTAATACTGCATTTGATGTATTTCTAATAGATAAAACTGTAAACGTTCCATCAATAGTTACTGTAAAACTATTTGAAAAAACATCGTCTGCTGCTGTTGGTAATGTTCCGCCATCCCAAGTAGCTGTGTTACTCCAGTTACCAGTTGCTACTGCATATCTTAAAGCCATAATTAAAGATTTTTTTCATTAATAAAAGTCTGCAAAGCACCCATAATTGATATAGCTGCATTTATAGCGTCTGTATCCCCACTTTCAAAAACATCCATATATGTTATAGGAATAGAATTATCTGGTAAACTTACTGAACTTTCATCTTCTAAAACTCTATATGGTGTTAATCTCATAGCAACACTTGCACCTATATCAGTTGGTTTTACCAATGGCGATATTGCTAAATTTACCATAAAATATGGATACTCTATTCCGTCTACTTCTATTGGGTTTGTACTTGTAATTGGCATAATTTCTTTTTTTTATATATATGTTGCTGATTGTCTATTTGTCCAAGCTACGTTTGTAGCAGTTGCAGTAGTTATTGAACCACTTGCAGCTATTGTTAATCTTGTTATTGTCCATACTGCTGAACTTTCACTTACTCCAGTTCCTAAAGCTACACCACAATAGTTTATATTATTGTTTGAACTATTGTTTGCATTTCTTCTTGTAGAAGCATTTTGTTTATTATTAAATGTACTCCAATCTGTTGAACTTAATGCACCTCTATTTGATGCACTTGCAGTAGGTAAATTGAATGTATGTGTATCAGTAGTTGATGAAATATTAAAATCTGTTCCTGTTGTACCTTCGTCAAAATATTGTACTTGTTGTGTTAGTCCATTTAATGCAGTTAATCCTGTTGTAAATGTTGTAAGTACTTCACAAAGATTTCCATTTTCTGTATGTAGTGTAATAGTTCTTCCACTTGTAATTACATAAATACGAATTGCTAATCTATCAGTAATAAGTAATGAAGTTTGTGGAACAGGTATTGAAGTAAAGTATTGGTCAACAGTTGTACCATTTGTTATACCTTCAGGATTTGCTGAACCACTTGCTACAAGAGTAAATACATTTGTAGAACTAACTTTATAAATTTCACCATAAAATTGTGGACTTCCACCTGTTGAACTTGATTGAAAATAAAATTCTACATTCCAATTACCACCTGGAATATTTAAAAATGAAGGGTCACCAGCATCAGTTATAAAAGATGCAATATATCCATTACCTTGTCCATTTGTTCTTGTAAAATTAGTACCAGCACCAAGTATTGGTGTTTTACTCATTTGATAATAAGTATTACCACCAAATGTACCTTGAGAAACACTACCATTAAGATAATAATTAACTGATGAACCACCACCTGTTGAATTTGGAAAATTAGCAAGTGTACCATCACCTCTAACATATTGCGAAACCAATCCTGCACCTGTTACAGCAATATCACCACTTGAAGTAATTGGACTATTTGTTACACTAAAAGCAGATGGCATTGTTAAACCTACTGAAGTAACAGCAGATGGTACATCAGCAGCAGTAATAAAAGGATTAACTCCATCTTCACCATCATTTGTTAAATCACTTGTATTAGTAGGTATTACATTGTAAAGTTCCCATACAGCAGCACCTTCTGTTGCATCAGTACAAATATAATTAGTTCCATCATCTAATGTCCAAATAGAACCTATTTTAAAACGTAAAGTAATATCAAAGCTACTATTAGGTACTACATTAAATCCATTTGTTGAATTTCTAATATACCCATTGTTATCAAATACGTGTCTAATTCCACCTTGCCACATATCTTCAAAATCAACACCACAAATACGAGAAACACCACCACTTTGTCCAAAGTCATAAGTTCCTTTTCTAATTGAAGAATTATTTTCTAAAACAATAGCATCATCATTGTTTAATAATATATCAGTTCCACCTGTATTATTACCTAATACTAAAGTTTCTGCTAATGTTTGTTCACCACCACCACCAATAATTTTATTGATATTTACTTGTATTACTTCTTCAGTAATATTAAAAGTAACTTCTTCAGTAGTTTCACCAACATTAATATCAATAACTTCAACTATTTCAGTTGAAATAATATTAATATTTTCATTAGTTTCATTTACATTTATGTTAATTTCTTCACACATAGTTATCTTGTTACATCAGATTTAATCAAGAAATTACCACTTACATAAGTTTTAACAGTACCATTACCAAATTCAATTTCTATATCATATAAATAATTGAAAGCACAGATATTTATTATTTGTTTATTAATTTTAAATAAACCATTTGCAGCGTTAGTTATTGTTAAACCAGCATTATCAACTGAAGTTAAAGATAAAACAGGAATACCACCATATTCTTTTCTTAACTGCATTCTAATAATAGCATCTTCTAAACTATATGGTTCATCGTTTAATAGTAACTCAAAAGTTACTTGTTCAAATGTATCGCCTTTAATGCTTTGAAAATTTAATCCCATCTTTAGTTTTGTTTTCTATTTTTTTTAAAAATATTTCTAACTTCTTAATGTTAGCTTGTTTTGGTTTATATTTGTTTATCATAGTACCCATCCAGTAAAATAAGCATCTCTATCTGGATACATATCACCATTTGAATTAGCATTGTATTCAGGAAAATCTGCTTGATTAAAACACATAAAATCTATAAATCTATTTGTGTAATGTTGTGCTATATCCCTTGCTTTTTCTACCAAGAAATCAATTTCATTCTTTTCTACATTTGTAGCGTTTTCTGACGTATGTTTGTAGATGCCTTTTCCAGCAATAGTAATTGCCAAGAAGGGAAGTGCCTCTACCATAGACCAGTGTATTACCATAGGTTTAATATACTTGCTTAAAAGCGTTGTATATGGTTCTGTTAAATCATCATTTACAATATCATCATTTAGTCTATTAAATAATTGTGTGCCTAAATAATTCTGTATATGTGTATCTTGTGCTATCTTAATATATTGAACAAATTTATCTACATCAATATTTCCATTTAATGCTGTAAACCTAACTATATCATCTCTCGTAACAAATAATGCTTGTGCCATATCTTAATTTGTAAATCCCATTTTATCCCAATACTCTTGTGTAAAACCTTTTGTTGGCATATCTGCTGGTTTCATAGCAACTTCTTTTTCATTTCTAATTCTATAACCATATCTTTCAGCAGTAGCAGAACTAATATTTTTTGCATTTGGATTTGTAGGGTCTATTTTAACACCTTCAAAGTTTGCATACGTTCTACGTAACCATTTATGCTCACATCTTGGGCCACCTTTGTACAACCAAATAGAATAGTTATCAGAACCATTTTTTCCAAAACCAGCATTTACTGCTTGACTTTCCATAGCAATAATATCTTCTTTTCTGTAAACCTTATCAGCATTAATCATTTTATTGCAAAATTCTCTTTGACCAGTTGCATTACCACTATAAACATATCTTGTAATGAATTGCACACCATCAATAAGTTCATCTTGTTCTGGACTTTTAGCGTTTGGTCTTGCTATTCCTGTTGAAACAAATTCCCATATTTTAGATAATGTACTTTTGCTTTTTTTATTTTTTTCGTTTATAAAGTTAATTTCAGCATCATATTCATCTTCTTTATCATAATCAACTTCTACTTCATCAACTAAAGTCCATTCATTACCTAAAGTTTGACCTTTAGCAATTAAAGCATCAGCAATATCTGAACTTAAACAAGTGTGTGAACTTAATCCAGTTTCTTCTTTTATTTGTTCAGCATTTTGTGCATTGTCTAATTCAGTAAATTCTAATGGTTGTATAGTTTTAAAGTATAATTTTAAACTAATATCATTGTAATATAATATTTCATTTAATGCTTCAATAATTTCATATTGATATGCTTTAATAACTATATTATCAAATAATAAAGTTGCAGTCTTTATTTCATCTGCATTGTTACCTAAACCACCATCACCATTTCTAATTCCTAATAACATAGGTGAAGTAACTCTATGCCCTACAATTAACTTATTAAAACATTCATTACTTAAATATTCGTAATGTGCTGGTGCATCTGTTAATGGTATATCTTCAACTGTTGTTTTACTTTCAGCATTTGCATTAAAAGCTACAATAACTTTGTCACCACGTGAACCAGTTAGTTTATTTTTAACATCTGCTTTAATTTGGTCACGCATTTCTTCAGTTGGAATACCATTGTTAAAATTGATAACTTTAGTTCCACTAAATCCATTCTTTACATCGTTTATTTGATAAACAGATATTTCTTCTTCTAATAAAGCATAATCTAAAGCACCATTATAATCAACTGGTGTATAATAGTGGAATATTGGCAAATAAGGTTTAATAACCATAATTTCAATTTCATTACCATTACCAAATTCCCAAGCTGGTATTCTTTTTAATACATCTGATGGTTTAACTTTGCTCCAATCTGGTGCATAGAAATATCCTTCTATTTCTCCTTTGTCATTACATTTTTCTGCTCTTAAAGTATGTATTGGAAAATGCTCAACTTTAACTACTTTATTCTTTTGCTTTACTATTTGCATAGAAGCCATACCCATTAGTTTGCGTTCTAAACATACTTTACGCAACATATCTGGCTTAAATAAAGTTTTCATTTGTGCATATTCATTTGGCTTTCTTGATGCATCTAAAGCATCTAAACCTTTACCATATATCATATTAGATATACCTGTAATAATAGCACCATTTGTAGTTGAATATAAAAACCTATCAATTAAAAACTGAAAGTAGTTATTGTCATCACCATATTCTATATAACCTTGCTTTTTATTTTCTTGTATTTTAGGACTTGTGTAAGCACTTAAATTTACAATAGAAATATTTGAATTACTCATAAACTATATAATCATTAGTTGTTTGATTTGCTACATATTGACCATCGTTAATTGAAAAATTAGCAATAACTTGATTTGTGCAAAATATTTTGTCTTTATAAACTACATCAGTATCATTCAAAATAGATAATGTATAAAAATTACCCTCTATTAAATCAAATGTTGCAGTTGTGTATAGATAATAACCATCTATATAAAAATCAGATGATATAGTAGTACTTTCATTTGTCATTTCATTTACCAAAACTATTGATGTTGCTTTATATTGTCTTGGAATGAATTTCAAAGATTGTTCTTCTACTTGTTCTTTTAAAATTATCATTATCTTTTTATTTAAAAATAAAAGTAAGTTAAAATTGTTTTAAAATAAAAAAGGGACACATAAGCATCCCTTAATTAAAAAACAAAAAAACAATTATTAAGAACCTGCTACTACTGTA